CGAATGTTGAAGGGTATTAGGTAACACGTTACCCTTTAGTCCTGAGTAAGACTTTAAAGTGCTCACTTACACACACATGATTAACACATAGTCCCCCTACAGTTGTTAACACATAGGGGGGACATATGTTAGAATGACAGTATATCGAGATCGACAGTATATGCGCCGTTATGTTATAACCCCGTCGGTTGTATAGCGGAATCCCGATAAGGTATTGCCCCCCCCTCGCTAAAAAAAGGCAAAGTCCCTAACCTACAAAGGTCCCCAAACGGCCATAAAATATTGCAAAATAAAAAAAATCCCTATATAAAAAAATCCCCCAAAGGTATCGCGGCCCTATGAGTGTTTCAAAGGTATATCATATCTACTTAAAGGGAGAGTGTGTTCTCCATAGTTTGTCTGAGGAGAACTTCCGTTCATCATGGAGTACCTTACAGAACTTAGTAGGCCTGGTGAAAACTGACTATACACCTGAGGATCTCTCATATGAGGTAGAGTTACCACTAGAAAAAAGAGAGGATATCAGTAATTAAGTCTATCCACACAGGCTTCATAATTCTCCTTGACACTCTATAAATATCCGAGTATAATGGATTATGTTGGAGTGATTCTAATTCATGGCTAAAGGATTTACAGTAAAAGCAAATACACCTACGAAGAAAAATGAGGCATCCGAGCCTGAGTGGGACATCGGAGCAATTAAAGAACGAATGAGGGGTAAAGCAATAGTATTTTGTTTACCAGGAAGGGGAGTATCTTACACTTTTCTGAAGAACTTTGTACAGCTTTGTTTTGATTTAGTACAAAACCAGATGAGTATTCAGATCAGTCAGGATTACTCAAGCATGGTGAATTTCGCACGATGTAAGTGTCTCGGCGCAAATGTTTTGAGAGGGCCAGACCAAGTACCTTGGGATGGTAAGTTAAAGTATGATTATCAGTTGTGGATTGACTCTGATATTATTTTTAGTACTGAGAAGTTCTGGCAGCTTTGTGATTTGTCATTAGATGCTGATGGAACGGAGCGTCCTATTAGTGCTGGGTGGTACTCAACGGAAGATGGGCGGACAACCTCTGTGGCACATTGGTTAGAAGAAGATGACTTCAGGAATAATGGTGGAGTCATGAATCATGAGATGGTTGATGGTATTAGTAAGCGTAAGAAGCCATTTACTGTTGACTATACAGGATTCGGTTGGGTAATGATTCAGAATGGTGTCTTTGAAAGTGAGGGTATGAAGTATCCTTGGTTTGCACCTAAGATGCAAGTCTTTGAGTCAGGTGCAGTTCAAGATATGTGTGGTGAAGACGTTTCGTTCTGTCTTGACGCTATTGAGTCTGGATTTGATATTTGGTGTGATCCACGTATTCGTGTTGGTCATGAGAAGATGCGTGTTATCTAAAGGACAACTCGTATTATATGATGGGTTCTATCAATTCCCGGAATTAGTTCCGGGTGATATCTATTGTGTAGATGATATTCAAGATGATTGTATTCGTCTTTATGGATTAGAACCCTGGTATGACACATATCTCTTTTCACCTTATAATGAAGGTGATTGTTTTCAACATTATGATAAGTCAGGTGAAAAGGATAAGACTGTATGGTACATCCCTGAGGTAGGAGAAAACAAAACTATTCGGTTAAGAAGACTTAATTGGATGCGTGAAGGCCATCTACAACAGATTAAGATTAGTGATATCCAATGGTATACTGGTAGTCAATCAAGGTGGAATCGTCGTGAGCACATACCACATACGGATGGTTTAGATTGTCCTTGTTGTGATGGTTATAGAGTAATCAATGCTGATATAACCTATCCAGGAATACTACTAGACGGTATAACAAACTATTCAGGAAGACGTTATCGTTCAATGGATGGTTCCCATAGAATCCAAAAGATGTTATACTATGAATATACACATGCACCATGTTATGTGTTCCATATAAATGAAATTGTAAACTACTTTGAACCTTATTAGGAGAAATTATGGCTAAGGTAAATAGATCTTTAAGTGGAGATGCAATGATTGTATCAAAACCTAAAAAGACGCGACAAGGGTCCGGATCACATACAAAATATACGGCCAGTAGTCGTAATAGTAAACCAAAACGTTACCGGGGACAAGGACGACATGTCTGAAGACAAAAAGAAACCTTATGTTGATAAAGCACTTGCTAATGTTATTGACACTATAAGAAATAGTGGTGGCAGAACTGCTAGTGATATTCCTAAAGCAACTCCTGAGCAGAAGGCTAAATGGAGGGATGAAAGGAATAGTAGAGCAGCAGCACACAAACCAACTGGTAATCCATATAAACCAAGACAAGGAGAATCTGATTGATAGATCACTCTTAGGATGGAATCCTTTAAATAAATAGTCAAAAAATGATATGGATAATAAAAACTTCCTAAGAGAGATTACAAACGATCAGAAGACACCTAAGAACCGTAAGAACGTTCGTGAAGATGGATTTTATGAAGCAAGTGAGGCAGATTATAAGGACTTCTGGGAGAATGAGGATGTTAGTGAGATGTTAACTGAATAATTGTCAGTTTATCACTATAAATAACTGAGAATTGTTGTATATTATTAAGTGCCTGTTCAAAGGGTTAGTAAAGGTTTTTTAGACGTTAGTGCGTCGTTTCAGGTCAATCCCATCAATAGTGATGTGATTGTAACGAGAAATGAGAATGCTATTGCACGTGCAATTCGTAATCTCGTATTTACTTTACCTGGTGAGAAACCTTTCCGACCCAATATTGGAAGTAATGTCTCAGGATTATTGTTTGAGAATCTAGATCGTATTACCGCTAGTTCTATTCAAACAGAAATTGAGAATACTATTGATAACTTTGAGCCTAGAGTGAGTCTTAATTCTGTTAAAGTTACTCCAAACTTTGACCGTAATGAGTTTAGTTGTGTCATTACCTACGACATTATTGGTATTGATGTATCATCACAACAATTATCATTCGCATTACAGCCCACTAGGTAAATGCCATTAGTTAACTTTAGTAACTTAGATTTTAATGGGATCAAGGAATCCATCAAGGATTATCTTCGTACCAACTCAAATTTTACTGACTACGATTTTGAGGGATCTAATCTAAGTACAATAATCGATGCTTTAGCGTATAATACTTATATAACCTCATATAATGCCAATATGGTAACTAATGAGGTATTCATAGATAGTGCCACGTTAAGGGAGAATGTAGTCTCTCTAGCACGCAATATAGGATATGTTCCGAGATCACGTAAAGCAGCACGTGCTAATATATCTTTTAGTGTAGATGTAAGTAACACCACCGCAGTTACAGTCACTCTTAAGGCTGGAGCAGTACTTACCTCCAGATCTACAGGTGTTAATAAGAAGCAAAACTTCATATTCTCTATCCCTAATGATATTACAGTCCCTGTAAACTCGTTTGGACAGGCAAAATTCTCCAATATCGAGGTATATGAAGGAACTTACATCACACAAACTTATACTGTAGATGCAGGAAACCCAAAGCAGAAGTTTATACTACCAAATTCTGGTATTGATACTGATTTATTGTCTGTTATAGTCAGAGATACTAAGGATTCGACGGTTTCAAGAAAATTTGACCTCTTTAATAGTCTTTTTGACGTTACAGCTTCGACTAGATCTTACTTTATTCAAGAAATTGGTCAAGAAAGGTACGAACTTTTGTTCGGAGACGACATTTTTGGCGTAAAATTAGAAAATAACAACTATATTGAGGCCAGTTACATCACTACATCGGGTAGTGTGGCCAATAATATCACTAATTTTACCTTTATTGGTAACATGGCCGGCAATAATGGCAATTCCATTAGTCAAGGTGTGTCGGTTGTGAGTACTGATGTGCAATCAAGAGGCGGAAAACCCATTGAGAGTATTGCATCAGTTAAAAAATACGCTCCACAGATCTACGCATCGCAAAATCGGGCAGTCACAGCGGTCGATTATGAGGGTTTAATTCCTAAAATCTACCCAGAAGCCGAATCTGTATCGGCATTTGGTGGCGAAGACTTAAGTCCTCCTCAGTATGGAAAGGTTTATATTAGTATTAAGCCTTATAATGGCGTATACTTGTCAAGTGCCATCAAACAAAACCTTCAATTCCAGATCAAAAACTACTCAGTTGCCGGTATTAGACCTGAAATCATCGATCTGAAGTATCTTTATGTTGAAGCTGATTGTGATGTTTATTATAATAGTAATTTAGCATCTTCCCCTTCTTCTGTTCAAAATATTGTTACACAGAATGTTGCAAATTATTCAAATTCTTCTGACTTAAATCAATTTGGTGCTAGGTTTAAGTATTCTCAGTTCCAGAAAATTATTGATCAAAGTAGTGATTCGGTGACATCCAATATTACAAATATTGACGTTAGGCGAGATATGGTTGCCAGACTCAACCAGTTTGCAGAGTATGAGCTGTGTTATGGTAACCGTTTTTACATCAAAAACCATGGGCACTCTGCGGTTTTCTCTGGTAATTTGTTGGGTTATAACATTAGAACTAGTGGATTTACTGTAAGTGGTATTAGTG